AAGGCAAGGGAAGAAGGCACCGAAGCCCAAATCGGCCCGATGCTGGCCTCCATCAAGCAACTTGACAGGTAGGCAGGAAAACAAGTGAACGAGACCACCGAGACCGAGCGGGTGTGCGAGATATGCAAACTGCTCAAGCCCATTAAGTCATTCCCGAGGGTTGTGGGAACCCAATCCAACTACCAGACCAAGTGCAAGTCCTGCAAGGTAAAAGCACGAAACCAGTTGAAGTTGGACAGGCTGGAGGGCGAGGCCGTCAGGACTTACCTGACCAAGGCCAGCGACGGCGGATCGAACATTCCGCACACTGCCGAACTTCTGGAAGGAATCATGAACTACTTCGGCGGGGCCAACGGCTTCGCCAGTCTGGTCATGAAGCAGTACTTTGAGTCCAAGCCCGGAAGCCGAATGCGGAACTCCCTGCTTGAAATGGTGGTCAGGCTGGCCTCCAAGAACACCGAGCAGGGCGGTGCCAGAAAGCCGGTAAGCCTCTTGACCGATGATGAACTTGAGGCGGAAATTAACAGCCGACTTGAACTGGCAGTCCAAAACTACAGGATCGTAGATGCCTCGCAAAAAGCAAACGCCACCGCCTGCCTCCCCCTTGCCGACAGTCCAGAGCATATCCAACTTCCAATTGGATCAGTTGCGGAACTTGCAACTAGAGCAGAGCGAGAGGCAGTTGGAGTCCTTGAGGCTATACAGGCCAACTCCGAAACAGATGGAGTTCCACAAGGACTTAGCCAGTGAAGTTCTGGTAATTGGGGGCAATCGGTCAGGAAAATCGCTCTGTACTTTTATCGAGGATGCTTGGGCCGCCACCGGCACCCACCCAGAAGAAGGCAAGTACAGAAAAGAAGGTGGCAATCTAGTCATCGTCGGGGCCAACTGGAAGCATATCGGCCTCGTTGTTGTGCCCTATCTGTTCAAGGCCGGGGCATTCAAGATCATCCGAGACAAGGCCACCAACAAGTTTCGGGCCTTTGATCCAGTCCTCGATGCTGACAGGGCTGCCGAGGCCAAGCCAGCACCACCGCTGATTCCCCCGAGAATGGTCAAAACATTCTCTTGGGTGCTGAAGTCGGCTGGGTATCTCAACTCATGTGAACTCCATAACGGATGGACTATCTACTGCTTTAGTTCTGAAGGTGATCCGCCTCAAGGTTTTCAGGCCGATAGAGTGCATATAGATGAAGACCTTACGAATGAGGCTTGGGTTCCCGAAATGCAAGCCCGCCTAGCAGACCGCCGAGGAAGGTTTTGCTGGAGTGCAATGCCGCACTCTAAGAACGACGCCTTGCTTGGCCTAAACGAGCGGGCAGAAAAAGCAGAGGAAACAGGAAACACCAAAGACATCAAAAGATTTGTCCTTAGGTTTCTTGATAACCCCCATATCCATGACGATGAAAAAAGGAAAATGCTGGAGAGGTGGTCGGCTGTCGGGGATGACGTTCTTCGTCAGAGATCAGAGGGCGAGTTCATCACCGACTCGATCTTGGTCTACCCCAACTTCAACCCGGCCATCCATGGGTTCGATTCGGCAACACTGCCAACTGGAGAGATACCCGAGGACTGGTGCCGATACGCCATCGTTGACCCCGGCCATGCGGTCACAGCAGTGCTTTTCGCCGCCCTGCCGCCCGGTGCCGACAAGGTTGTTCTCTATGACGAGTTGTATATCAGGAACTGCAACGCCATCGTCTTTGCCCAAGAGTTCCACAAAAAGGTATCCGGCCACCACTTCTATGCTTTCTTGATTGACTCCCACGGTGCCCGCCTGACTGACATCGGTTCAGGAAAGACGCCCCAAGAGCAGTATTCAGAAGAAATGGCCAAACTCGGGATCAAGTCAAGGGTGACCGGCTCGTCGTTTATCCCCGGCTCGGATGACATCATGGCTGGGCTACACGCAACCAGACTGGCAATGCACATCAGGCCAGACGGAACTCCCCGGCTCAGGTACATGAGGGGCAGGCTCCCGAACATGGAGCGAGAACTGAAGCGTTACAAAAAGAAGGTAATTCAGGTAGCGGGCACCAGCATCATCACAGACGAGCCCAACAAGCGAGGCGAGTTCCATCTGGTGGACTGCCTTCGATACCTTTGTGCCTACCAGCCCGAATACCACAAGCCAGAAGCATTTACAGAAAAGCCTTGGTGGTTTGAGTGGAAGCAGCGTAGGGACAAAGATAGGAATTCTTCTAATGCGGTGTACTTGGCCCCGAACTCATACTCGGAGGTCTACTATGCCTGAATGCCTCTTTGCCTAACAGTTCCTCCTCACGAAGATGGTTCACGGTGGCACTCTCGCCGGTAACTGTCTTTTGGAGGACTTATGTCAGACTTTCAGATGCCCGACCTCATGGTGGGCGACATGGTGCTTTTCTACTCGGACCCCTTTAGCCCGTCCGATCCGCTTATGGGTTGGGTGTCCCGCCGACCGGGCCGCACGGCCATAAACATTCTTATCTGGGCGGAAGATGCTGGCTTCGTGGAGAAGCCGTCTGTGCGCCACAAAGATGACCCGTTTTGGCGGGAAAGCGAGACGGCAAACCAGTGGGGCCAATGGGGGTGCTTTGTGCTGCACCCGCAGACAAAAGCCCTCAAAGAACTGACAGCAATGCTCACGAAACAGAAAATCGAGGCTGCCAAGAAGAAGGAGGTGGCCTGATGCGAGTCCTTCTTACGGCTTTCACGATGTCTTTGAGCATGACGGTGGCGAGTGCCCAAATGCCCTGTTTCTCAGGAAATTGCCACTACTACCCCGGCAAGGCGGTGGTGGAAATGACAACCGCCACGGCTCAGGGTGTCGCCAATCTCATGGCCCGCAGCAACAGAATGCAGCACCTAGGCGGCAACGGCGGAATGCTGGAAGGGGTCGGCATGGGCTCGACTCCAGATCAGGCACTGCGGAACTGCTGCTATTCCAATAGCGGTCGCCCGGTGGTGGATCAGGGTGTTGCCCAAGGCTCCAACGGCAAGTGGTTCGCTTGCAGAAGGTTCAGGTAATGGAAGAAATTCCCTCGATCTCAACTGACTCACCCGAGGCTGGCCCATTTGAGGCACCGCCCGAGGAGGCCATCTCCAAGCAACGCATGGAGGACGGTCTTAGGGCAATTACCCAGTCTTGGCTGTCAAAGATCAAGCAGTCCCAGAAGCACAAGAAGCCGTTCTCCGATGACGCCAAGGAAGCCATGAACTTCTTTGACGGGCACGGGGACTGGTTCTGGAAGGACGGGAGGGGGGCTGAGAATGGCAACTACTCTCGGATTGCCCCTCCCTCCTTCAGGATGTCTATCAACAAGGCCTTTGAAGCCGTCAAGTTGTTTGGCTCGGTTATTTACCACAGAAACCCAGTCAGGACGGTCACGCCCAGAGGGTTCCCTGTGGTGCCGCCAATGGCCCTCGGCATTGACCCGAACCAGCCGCCTCAGGTGGACCCCATGACAGGGCAGCCCATGCCCAATCCCATGGTGGACGAGTTCATTCAGGTGTCGAACCACATCGGGATGATGGATGAGCAGAGGCGAACCGTGGCGGGCCTGATCGAGTCCTACCTGAACTACACGCCCGTTGAACTGAATCTCAAGGAAACCTCTCGCCAAGCAGTTGACGAGGGGATCATCAAGGGCATGGGGACTTGGTGGACTGAACTGGTCGAATTGCCCACATCCGAGGACGGCAAGACGTTTGGGCTCATTGGTTCGTTCTATGACTCCGTAGACAACCTTGAGATGGACCCGGACGCAGACAACCAAGAAGACATCCTGTGGTGTGCCAGACGCTGCATTCACCCGGTCGATGAGGTTGCTCGGCAGTATGGCCTTAGCAAAGACGATCTGAAGGGGCATCTGGAGAGTTACGCATCTCAAGCCCAAGAAGAAGACAGGGGCTACAAGCACAGGAAGCGTAACGGCAAAACCAACGACCTGATCGTCTACTGGAAGATTTGGAGCAAGACTGGATTCGGCCACACCCTCAAGGGATTTCCCAAAGAGTTTGCCGGAATGTTCGACGGGCTCGGCCAGAACTGCTACTTGGTGGTGGCAGAGGGAGTCAACTTTCCCCTCAATGCCCCCAAGGAAATTGCCCTAGAAGAGCCAGACGAATCCGGCCTGCCGAACAGCCTGTTCACAAGAACCCGCTGGCCGATTCCGTTCTATGCGGACATCAACGGCTGGCCCTTCACTCCTCTCCAGTTTCACAGAAAACCCGGCTACATCTGGCCGATTAGCCACTTGAAACCGGGCATGAGTGAGTTGAAGTTCCTGAATTGGGCAATGTCTTTCTTGGCTGGCAGTGTGATGATCTCCTGCATGACCATGG